TGCTCATAAACACGATAAACGAGAGACATTATTACATATAAAGTCATTGATGGAGAACAACAATCGGTTTCCTGTAAAGTGTTATGTTGGCACAAATTATAACAATATGACCAAAATAAATTTATAAATTTATAAAATTAGAAACTTACCATAATATTTATATATTTATATGGTAACATGTTAACTTTTGATTCTATATTGTTGGAATATTTTGCAGAGCGACCAGACGGCGGCATACATTTTGATGTTAAAAATTTTGATGACCTCAATCAATTTGAGTCATTTTTGATTAAAAATGATTATTTGAAACATTTTGATCGCGTCAAATTAAATGAGCTGTTCACCGAACAAGAACAACCTACTGAAGATATTGTGTCGTATGTTACCAACCGATACACTAAATTTTTCAAGGAACCTCCATCTGCAAAAGATCTTGAAATGCTTGTGAATCATATGAGAGAGTTTTACAAAACTGACAAAAGTTTTTCTTCTGCTTTACAATATATGAAATCAAATCCAGATTTGATTGTCTTTGAAAAAAACCAAATTGGGCAAGGAGAATTTGCATTGTATCTTCTATTGAAAGATTCTAAAAAAATAGTAAGAGATAGTGGTGACATTGAAATCGGAAATAAAAAGTTTGAAATTAAAAAAATAAAGAAAGCTAAATCTCCTATCCGATTTGGAACCAATATGGATTTGGATAGTATAAATTCACTTAGATATGTAACATTTGGATTCAAAAAACTATTTTCTTCCAAAGAATATCGTGACGGTGAAAAAATTAAAGAATTGTCTGATGTGTATGACAAGGTAATGGATGACGCGGAAGCATCCATTGGTTCCAAAAAATTGCAATTATTTTATTCATTTATAAAACAATTGAAAGAATATACTTTTAATGAACGTTCGAAGAAAAATGTATCTTCCGCATCGTCATCGGGCAAAAACTTTGTATTTAAAGCAAATGACGTAGATAAGGATGTTTATTTTAAATTATCAATTGACGATTTAAAATCGGTATTATCAAAGGGAAAACATCAAGTCACAATTATACGGACTGAGGACAAACAAGATACAGAAGAATTGATTTCATTTTCGGAAGATGTTGATTCTTTGTTGAGTACGTTCTTGACCAAATATCCTACGATTGAATCATTTAAAGTTGGGATGGTAGAACAATTGTATGCCAAATATAAACAATCTAATATTCATATAATGATTATTGATGAAAAAAATGACTTTTTAATAGACCCCGTTAATTTCAAATTTAATTCCGTAAATCAATATGTAAGACCACAGGTTACTTTAAAATAATATGAATTTACAAGATTTATTAGAACAAGTTTGTTTGGATCCAAGAATTTCCGATGGTATTTTTTCTTTAGAAAAAGATGTACATTTAAATATATTACAAGAATATTTACAACAGAACGGGTTGTCATATGAACAAACTGTATTGTTAAGAAATTGTATTCTGGAAGGAAAATATCCAGAACGTCAAGCATACAATGTCAATGGATTGTTGGTTACATTTCCAACTGCGGAATATAAACAAAAAGCTATTGCTCGTGGAACTCATTTTGAAGAAAATCCAAAAAAGGATCAACAAGATGCTTCGGTAAATATTTTTGATACCGAACCTGAAGAAAAACCAGAACCTCAGATTCAAACTGCTCCAACAGAAAAAACGTCAGATGTCCAACCAGAACCAGTTTCAACTGACGTAAAGACCGATACATCTTCAAATGAGCCGGTTGAACAAGATCTTAGAACTCCACAAGAGAAACAACAAGATGCTCAAGTTATCCAAAAGATTTTAACAACCGAATATTCAATGGAAGAAGCACTTTCAAATAATTTCTGCCATAAAAAGGGAATTTGGTACACTGCCGAGGGAGAAATTGTTGGAAAGTCTAGATATATAGAAAATCTAGGTAAAGTAATCATCATTAGAAAAAAATGAAAAGACAACTCCTTTGCACTTTTAGTACAAATAACGAGTATAAGTCATTGCTGACAACTCTTAGAAAATTTTATACTATCTCAGGAAATAAATTCTTTTTGTTTGGTAACACACAGTCTCCTGAATTCGTTTTTTTAACGTATAATGTGGAAGTAATGGAAGGATCTAGTTTTAAAAAATTTCCAAACACAATCGGACTACACAGAAAAAAACAAACTAACACATTGTATACCCTCAATGCTATGAATAAATTAATATCAGAAGAAAATGAGGGCGTGTTTAATAATAAGTTTCAATTGGACTGGGAATTGTATTCAAACTGCCTCATTTTAACCGGAGAAATATCTGTTAGAATAATTCCGATCAAACTTTTGGATATAATCAGTTGAATGTCCAATCAAAAAACAAAAGATGATTTTTTAATCTCCGCCAAAGAGATACACCTCGATAAGTATGATTATTCAAATGTTTTTTATATAAAATCAAGTCAAAAGGTAAAAATAATTTGTTATATTCACGGTGAATTTTTACAAACACCACATCATCATTTAAGTGGAGCTGGATGTAAAAAGTGCGGATACTTGAAAGTATCTGATAAAAAAAGACTTTCTATTGAAGAGTTTCTTCAAAAAGCTAAATTTAAACATTCGGACAAATACGATTACTGCTTGGTTGATTATATAAACAATCAATCTAAAATTAAAATAATTTGTAAATATCACGGAGAATTCATTCAATGTGCGGGTTCTCACTTAAAAGGATATGGATGTAAAAAATGTAGCGGACTTTCAAAGAAAGATGTTTACAAATTTACTGACGAAGCTAATTTGATCCACGAAAATAAATATGACTATTCAAACGTCGTATACAAAAATACACATATTAAAGTTAAAATTTCATGTAAAAAACATGGATGTTTTGAACAACGACCTTCATCCCATTTAATGGGAATGGGGTGTCCAGTATGTAACAATAAATCTTCTAAACTTGAAATAGAATTTTTAAATTATTTGGGAATTAAAAAAGAAAACCGACAAATAACTATAAATGGATTTAATGTAGATGGGTACGAACCAGAAACAAGAACCATTTATGAATTTCTTGGTGATTTTTGGCACGGAAATCCTGATGTATTTAATCATATTGAAATAAATAATTGTAATAAAAAAACCTTTAAAGAGTTGTATAATAATACATTTGATAGAATCAAAAAATTGAAAAGTTTTGGATATAATATAAAATATATTTGGGAAAATGATTGGATTAATTTTAAAAACCATACAACAAAAGAACCTAAAATTTTTGATATAATTAGTTGATGTTTTTGCCACTTCGGTTTATATTTATGAGTGTATTAGTTATAGATAATGGTTCGTGTGAGCCATCTAATTAATAATTAAAACACTTAATAATTAAACAATAAACACTTATGGCATTAAATTTGTCTCTAATTAAAAACCGTCTCAATAGTCTTTCAAATGCAAATCAAAAAACCAATTGCGTTTGGAAACCAACTCCAGGTAAGCAAGTTCTTCGTATTGTTCCTTACAAGTTTCAACCTGACAATCCATTCATTGAATTGAAGTTCCATTATGGAATCAATAACAAAACCTATCTAAGTCCGGATTCTTTTAATCGTCCTGATCCGATTGTTGAATTTAGCAATCGTATGAAAAAGACTGGAAATAAAGAGGACTGGCAGGTTGGAAGAAAGATGGAGCCAAAGATGCGTACTTATGTACCTGTTTTGGTTCGAGGTGAAGAAGATCAAGGTGTTAGGTTTTGGGGATTTGGTAAGAATGTGTATCAAGAATTGATGGGCATTATTACTGATGAAGATTACGGTGATATTACCGATCTGGTAAATGGACGTGATATCGTTGTTGAGTTTAGAACCGCCGAGGAATCTGGAAAGACTTTTCCAGAAACCACAATTCGTCCTAAGCCAAATGCTTCACTTGCAATCGATCCGTCTAAGAAAGACATCCTAACAAAACAAGCGAATATTCTTGATTTGTTCCAAGAGCCGTCATATGACGAACTAAAGTTAGCAATGGAAGCTTGGTTGAATCCAGAAAATGCGGCCGAGACCCCTACCATTGTAGGAATTGCGTCGGATGATGACGTTGTTATTCCCGAATCAGCATCGTCGGCAACGCCCACCAAGACATCCACATCACCATCAGCGGTTGCCTCAAAATCAAATACAGAAGACTTGACAAAGGCTTTTGATAATTTGTTTAATAGTTAAAATAACTGTTTAATATTGGGTGGTAGTATATAATGTATATTACCACCCAAACTCTTTATATTATTTATGAAAAAGAAATCACAAGTTACACAAACGGAATCCCCACCGAGAGACGAATTGGTTGAATTATTGGCCAATGAATTAAACAAAGCAAATAAAGATGGCGGTAAAATCGCTTATTTTTTGGACGAACAGGAAAATCCTGCTGAAATATCCGATTGGATTGGAACTGGATCATCAATGTTAGATTTAGCCATTAGCAACCGTCCTCACGGCGGTTTGCCTGTAGGTAAAATGGTGGAATTTAATGGATTAGAAGGAACCGGAAAATCTTTGTTATCGGCGCATGTTGTTGCAGATACCCAAAAAAAAGGCGGAGTTGCTGTGGTTATTGACACCGAAAATTCTGCCGCACCTGAGTTCTGGAAGAGTTTAGGAGTCAATCTGTCTAAGTTATTGTATGTTCAATGTGAAACTGTTGAAGATATTTTTGAAAAGATGGAACAGATGATTGCAATTGTTCGTAAGAGCAATAAAGACCGTATTCTCACTATTATTGTGGACAGCGTTGCTGCCGCTAGTACCAAAGTAGAATTGGAAAGTGACCACGGCAAAGATGGTTATGCGACGGGTAAGAGTATCATTATCTCAAAGGCGATGAGAAAGGTTACCACGATGATTGGACGACAAAAAGTGTTGATTGTATTTACAAATCAATTGCGTCAGAACTTGAAAGCGATGGCATTCGGCGATCAGTACGTAGTAAGCGGTGGCAAAGCTCTCGCATATCACTGCAGTGTTCGTGTTCGTTTGAACAATATTGGCAAACTCAAGAAAGATGAGGAAGTAATCGGAAATGTGTGTAAAGCAGTTGTTGTAAAAAACAGAATGGGTCCGCCACAAAGACAGGCAAATTTTGACATCTATTTTGACAGTGGTATTGCTGACTATAGTAGTTGGATCAAAGTATTAAAAGATAATGATTTGATTAAACAAGGTGGTGCGTATTACACATACAAAAAGGACAACGGAGAAGAATGGAAGTTTCAATCTAAGGATTTCGTGTCTACATTGAAGACTGATGCGGCTTTAAATGAAGAAATTTATTTGAAGATTTGTGATGAAGTTATTATGAAATACAAAGATCCCAACAGTCAAATTGTGGAAGATGCTGTAGTTGATACGGGCGAAGATGTTGTTGTAAGCGAAGAATAAAATGAGCAATATAACTGACAGCGAGAAACGTCGTTTGTTTAGTTTATTTGATCAAATTAAGCCATCTGATAGAGTTGGGGGTCTTAACCGGACTCTCAACTCTGATGTTTTGATCGTAGACTTCATGAACACTTTTTTGAGAGCATTTTGCGCATCTCCACAAATGAACGGAAATGGTAATCATACTGGCGGTATCTCTGGATGTTTAAAAAGTATTGGTTATGCAGTAAAATTGATCAATCCAACTAGAATTATTATAGTTTCAGATGGAAATGGTGGATCATTGAAACGCAGAAAGATTTATCCACAATACAAGAATGGAAGAAAGAGTAAAATTCGTCTTAACAGAACATATGACGATTTAAGTAATCCTGATACAGAAGAAAAGAATATAAAAGTTCAATTACTCAAGACAGTTAAGTATTTGGACACTTTGCCAGTAACAACTATGGCAATAGATAATATTGAAGCAGATGATACAATTGCGTATTTAGCAAAACAATATTTCAAGGACAGCAACGTGACTATCATGAGTGCTGACAAAGACTTTCTTCAACTTGCGAGTGACAAAATTAAAATATGGAGTCCTACTAAGAAAAAGATGTATGGATGTGCAGAAATATTAACAGAGTATGGAATTAGTTGTTCTAATTTCATTAATTATCGTGTCATGGAAGGTGATACTAGTGATAATATTGATGGAATACAAGGAGCGGGACTAAAAACCATATTAAAGTGTTTTCCTATATTTACAGAAGAAAAACAATATTCCTTGCAAGAAATATACAATTATAGTGATACTCACAAAGGCAAGTATAAATTGTATAATACTATTTTGGATAATAAATCTACAATGGAACGAAATTATGAATTGATGCAATTACATGACACTCAAATTCAAACATTCAGTCAATTACGAATCAATGAAATAATGGAAAAGCCACTGCAAAAATTGGATAAATTTAACTTTGGCAAATTGTTGATGGAAGATGGTATGCAAAATAACTTTCCAAATAGTTTAATTTGGATTCAAGAAGTATTTGGCAAAGTAAATTCGTTCGTGGTGTAAAAAATCCTTGTAGATATGTCAATTGGATGTAACATTGAGTTATACAAACCGTGATAGGTTTTTAAATTATGAGTGAACAATATATTGTAGATAATCTAAAGAAATTTGGCGCGGACTTTCAAACTAAGTGCATTAGCGCTCTTGTGAGTGATAAGACATTTATTGAAAGAGTTAGTGATATAATTGAGCCGGGATCATTTGAGACTGATGCACATCAATTCATTGTCAGAGAAACAGTGAGTTATTTCTTGGGATATAAAGAACTACCAACTCTTGCTGTTTTTAAAGTAAAGGTGGATAGTATTGAAAATGGTCTGTTGAAACAGACAGTAGTGGATCAATTACGATTGGTTTATCAAAAAATCACCGATAGCGATTTAAAGTTTATCAAAGAACAATTTCTTGAATTTTGTAAGAATCAAAAGCTTAAAAATGCTATTATGGAAAGCGTCGATCATTTAAAGAATGGTCAATATGATAAAATTAAGAATGTAGTTGATGTTGCAATGAAGGCTGGTATGGAAAGAAATATCGGTCATGAATATGATGTTGACATTGAAAAACGCATGAGCATGATGGCTCGTAATACTGTCAAAACGAATTGGGTAGAAATTGATACGATTATGGACGGCGGACTTTCCGGTGGTGAATTGGGAGTCATTACTGCCTGTGCTGGCTCGGGCAAAT